CTTATGACAAAAGAGGAGTGGCAGAATAGGTATCATGTCAAAACATTTGATGCGGCACGCTACCAGAGCCAGTACGTGGCTTTCTACACCAAGACTAAGGGCATAATGTTCGCCCCTGATGAACAGCTAGCTGCATTGGTTGATTTGGACTTAACTGGGGGAGACGCCGAGCCTGACCAGATGGATACTATTTTCACGGATGAGTATTCAGGCAAAACTTTCCTATTGTCCTCCTGTGATATGTACGAATGGAACCCTGTATCCGGGGCATCCTTGGAGTTTGATTGGACTTCCATGGAGTTTGACGCTTCTGACCCTGTAAACTTTGGGGCTAGCCGCATCATTTGGTACAGCAACTACACTCCTCCCACTGAGGAACAGACTTGGGCATGGCGGGTGTATAACACCTCCCGTATTGCGGCTGCGCCACTGATGCCAATGAACTTCAATGTCACTAATGGTGTGAATGTAATACCCGGACTAGTGTATGATTTGGGTATTATCACTGACCCTGAAGTTAACCAAGTGAAAGTACAAGAGCACCTTGATGCCTTTGAGCAGATTAAACAGGCATTTCATTGGGGCCCACTGGTTTGGACGCCTGTTATAGGCGAGAAATGGCCAAATACCCCGTATGTGATTATGGAGCTGATAGCAAACGAAACTGTAGTGTTCACCCAAGAAATAATTAACACAGACATGTTCCGGCTGCCCTCTGGTTTTAAAGCTACTCGTTTTAAGATTCGCCTCCGATCCAACATTAATATCCAGTCAGTTAAAGTAGCTGAAACTGGCAGGGAATTGGCGGGCTTCTAATGGCATTTGTCTTACAGGGCAGTATTGATTGGGAGACTCTACCCCTAGTCATTGCTGATATTCCTCTTACCAGTGATGGGGTTGCTTGGTCATTTACTTCAACACTTAATAGGTCTTATCAAGGTTCTGTGACACTTTCAGGGGCGGTGGGCAACTATGAGTGTGATTTTTCTGAAACCTTGAATGGCCCTTCAATCGCCCCCGCCTCCCATGTAGGCAAGAAGACAAAATGGTATCAGCGGATTGAGGGCAGTAGTACTTTCCTTGAGCCACTGCAAACATACTATTTGAGGGTTAGACGAATAACTGGGGCCAGTGGGCAAACTCCAGATTTAGAAGTACTTGTCCATTTTGACACTGTTCCAAACCAAGTACTGCCATTGGCTACCACCTCTTGGTACACATGGTCATGGACTTGGCGAACACAAGATTCCCCGGACTATTTGGCACAACCCCTGTACAGCAATATAAGCCATAGGTTATATGGGGATATTATTGTTTCCCCCACTACTAACACCGGCCAAAGTGATCCCTCTGTTCCCCGGGATTTGTGGCTTTCAAAAACCCCGGGGGGAACCTCACTAAAAACTATAACCGGCAAGGCGAGTGACAACGGGGTTAATGTTTTTCGTTGGACTAAAAGCCCCACTGATGCCACAGCGGATAGATACTATCTCCAACCAAATACTCAGTACTACATAAACATAAGGCAGCAGGGCTCAACGGGCCAAATTTTAGACACTATTGTATCTGGCCTCGCCAATGTATATGAGCTTCAGACAGGTGCAGCCGACCAAACATACTTTGTGCCCATACGAATATATGGTGGGGCGGTTCCACAATGGTCAGTAAAAACTTACGATTACCTGATTGATTGGAATCTTGAGTTTAAAGAAGATATAGAGTTTTCATTGGGCTCATACGAGGGTTTCCAAAACCCAGCTATTAAATTTGTTACCCCCACAAACCCTGATTTCAGTGCAGTAGTAACTTTGCTCACAGCTCATGGAACTCAAACTACTCCTATCCAAGGGCATGGGCTGGATAAAATGTGGATAGCAGAGTATCCCGGGGGCCCACCCATAGCAGAGTGGAAGGATGCTGGCTTTGCTACTACTTGGGACTTGGCGGGGGGCCCGAATTCTTTGCAGGGGTATCAACTTACCCCGAGTACAACATACTACATCCACTGTGCGCCCGCAGTGCTGGGCCCAACAGGGTTTTATGCTACATGGCGGCGCACCCTGAACATGCGGATTTTTGGGGAGCCCTATGTTTCTGAGCCCCCAATACCTCCCCCACCAGAGCCACCAGAGCCACCACCGCCACCACCACCGGAGCCTCCCCAACCACCGGAAGATCCGGAAGATCCCCCTGTTGTGCCACCTGTGGTGGAGGAACCGCCGCTGGTAGAGCCGCCAACTACACCACCACCTAGCTTAGCGCCGGAGCCAATTGAGCCCACAGTCACAGCTACACCAGCAGGCACAGCGGTTAGCAAGATTGTGAACAATGTTGGGGTTGCCATTGGAGATGCTATTTATCCTGAGATACAGGGGGGCATCCCAGAGCCCTTGGCAGAGGTTAATGCACTGTTTAAAACAGTCCATGCCATGAAGATAGCTTTTGAGCAGCTTACCCGGGGGCGAGGGGATAAAAAGAAATCCGCTGTACTAGTTACTGAGATTGAGGACATTCTTGCAGCTACTATTCGGGTGACTGATAAGCGGTATGCACCCGCGCAGGAGTTTGAGCCAGTGGAGGGGGACACCCCGATGGTGTCAGCTACTGCTCCCGCAGGCCAACCAGCCACTGCTGTGTATGATGCTTCATTCCTAGCAGCATCACTAGCGTCCAATGCTTCAGCATTGAACTTGCAGGCGCACCTCAAGAACACTGCGATCCACATGACGGATGCTCCGGTATCAGGCACATGGGGCCGTCAGCGTGGCACATGGGTGCGCAGTGTTGGGTTTGATGACATGCAGCAGTATGTTGCTTCAGTTACTGCGACTGTTACCGTTGCCAATACTGGGGGCATGGACAACTTGAAAGATGATCTGTCTCCACAATTGGGGGGTGAACTGGACATAAACGGGCAGGGGTTTACAGCCCGCCTAGTCGCTGCTGAGGATATTGCCCTTGGGGAAGTTTGTTACATGGATGCATCCGGGCAAGTATCACTTGCTGATGCCACCACAGAAGCCACTGCGAGGACTATGATAGTGCTGGCATTAAGCGCAGTGGCCTTAGGAGGGTCAGGCCAGTTCTTACTATGGGGCTATTACCCACTTTTAGGGGTCACTTCTGGTGATGTTATTTACTTGTCAACAACTCCCGGGATTGTGGGCAATATTGCCCCCACAGGGTCAGCCGAAGTGGTTCGAGTAATAGGATACGCCACAGCTACTGATCAGATATTTTTGAGTCCAGACAAGACTTGGATGGTGTTGGTATAGTGTTGACACTGAGGAGTTAAGGGCTTAGCCTACGCAGGCGAGTATTCACTTTTATTAACGGGATTTTGGCATGGCTATTGTAGCAACTGATTGGACTATCACCCGGGCCACCGGCATAATTGATTACACCGGCAATGACCATGGGGGTGGCTCCCCGAGCTACGCCACTGTCATTGAGTTCCACCGCTGGGTACAGGATTTGGCTGATGACCCAGAGTTCACGGGCTCAACAGGTGATGAGCTGGATATTATTGACAACACCCCCTCTGACCGCTCCACTGACAACATTATTACCCTCATCAATGGCTTCACTATAACCCCCGCAGCGGCTGAGCATCTTTATGATGGTTCTGTCATATCCGGGGATATAGGCGTGGATCGTATTGTCTACGATGGCATTGTGAATTTTGGTAATGCTGATGTGCAGATTCAAATTATGCAAGACGGTGTAGTGCTGGTTGATGATTGGTGGAATTTCTCCGGAGCTGGCCTCAACGCTGACCCCAATGCAGGCATCTCCCACCGATTCATGTTGAAGACGCATGACTTCGTTGGTGATGGTGGTGACATTGATGGTCGCAGACTGGTCGGTACTACCCGCACCTTTGGCAATACTTATGCTGAGTTCAAGATTAATGGAACCTCAAACGGTAACAATGTGTTGGCCTTGGTTGACTCCAATGACTTAAATAACGACACCGCAGAGGGCACTGTTGCGACTTGGACAACTATCGACAATACAACTGAAGGTTTTGTCCAACTGGATGTTAACAACAACGGCTCCGATGAAGACTATTACTCTGAGTGGAATCGGGATACCTACACGATCAACCAGTTTTATGAGCGTATGAAATGGCTGACCCGGGATGGCTCTACCTCTACCCTTTATGGTCTGAATGGCGAATTGTTCCGGGGCATTACCCATGAGCTGGATGTGGATGGTGGTACTGGCACTTGGGGCACCCCTGAACATGAAGAAATTACTTGGGGATCTGGAGCAACTGCTGGTACTGCACGCCTGCTAGCTGTTGATAACAAGACAGGTTCCTCCGCCACCAAAATTTGGTTCCAGATACTTACAGGTGTTGTCCCTGCTGACAATGCCACTATTACTGGCACAACTTCCACGGCCACTGCCGATGCCGAGCTATCAGGGGGTGCGTTGACTGAACGCCCTATCTCCACTCCCTTTGTCGGAGCCTCTACAGGCTCAGCCCTGATTGGCTCTTATGGCCTGTCACTGGAAACTGCTGATTTGTCAGCTAGTGATACTGTGTTCGACCTGACAAACACTGCTGTCTACCCACCCAACAATGTCACGTTTACTGTGGGGGGTGTGGTGTCTGGTGAGGATCGGGTGCTTGTAACCAACAATGCAGCGGGTGACATTGACTTCACCCAGATGGCACTGGCTTCCCTGCTAAACGGGGCAACTGTCACTGCTGTTGATGTGGGCCTTGGTAACATTCCCGCAGATACACCTTCCACAGGGACTATCCGGATTGAGCGGGATGATGGCTTGTATAGCCGCCACCCGTTCAGTGTGTATGACTCAGGCAACCAAACTTTCACCATCACTTCACATGATTTTTCCGCTAACAATGCATCCGCTGCCAATGATGTATTCGTCAGCTATATAGACAAGCTGGCAGCCGCCACTTCAGAGAGCTTCACTACTGTTTATGATGCTGACCGCACCTTGTTTGTACGTGTCCGTGATGGTGGAACCGCTGGTGACAACGAAGGCATTAAGACAGCGGAAACAACCGGGGTGCTGGGAACAAACGGCGGCTCAGTAACCATTAACCGTATTAGCGATGTCTAATAAATGGCTGTTGCAGCGTATGCTACTGACCTGACAGATATAACTACCGCTGAGACTATCAGCGGCTGGTCAGCGTTGGGTGGTGGACAATCTGGCCTGAGCGATGAAACTGACTACTTTATCCAAGGTAGCCAGTGTGTATCAAAAACTGGCTTCACTGCCACTACTAAAGGGCAATTGTTCAACGCTGGCACAACTACCATTACAGCAGGGGATGCTGTATTTATCTGGGTTAAACAAAACAACCGGAACCTCATGGATACTGTTGCCCTTGGGGGTTCACAGGTGTGCATGGGTTCAGGGACTGGTGCTTTTGATCGGTTTTACACTGATGGCAATGATTCAGATGGTTCAGCACTGGCGGGCTGGCGTACTTATTGTGTAGACCCAACAGATACTCCCTCTGCTACCACAGGCAGCCCCGGGGCGTACACCTACTTCGGCAACCAATGGAAGATTCAAGGTTCAGGTTCCCTAAAAGGGAATCCCAATGGCATTGATGCTATTCGGCATGGCCGAGAAATCCAGTGCACAGCAGGAGAGGCAGCGAACTATGCTACTTTTGCTGGCGCTGCTGCGTATGACTCTGCCACGACCAGAGCATGGGGGCTGATAACTCCAGCTAGTGGCTCGTATCAGTTTCATGGGGCCTTTGTTATGGGCACCTCAAGCACAGCGGTGGATTTCCGTGACTCTGACCGAGTCATCGTTGTGCTTGAGGATGAGTTTGTACCTTCAGGGTTTAATGAGTTTGAGATACGCAATGCTTCTAGCAACGTGGAGTGGAATAACATCCAAATCACTGCACTGGGGGCTACCTCCCCGGGCATCCTCACCTTGGATGTTGGCACCTTTACTGGGGTAGCTTGCTTCTTTACAGACCTTGCTACTACCATTTTTAATTCTAGCTCAACAGTAACAGGCTGTACTTGGAATAGGTGTGAGGCGGTGACTCCTGATGGAGCTGATATGTCTGGCTCATCCATTTTAGCACCTGATGTGGCGGCCAATAACTCTGGCTTAATTTGGAACGTAAACACAGATCCGGATGGGCTATTAGATGGGATGGAGTTTAGTAAGACCTCAGGGACAGCGCATCACGCTATCGAGTTTGGGCTTAGCATCCCTACGACTAGTATTACTCTCAGGGATTGTAATTTTGGTACTGATTTCTCTGCTACTGAAGATGGCTCTACTGGTGATGAAACCTTCCACTTCAAGGACACCACCGGAACAATAACCCTGAACCTCGTTTCTTGTACTGGCAATTTCGGGTATAGGACTGATGGGGTTGTAGTAACTGTAGTAGCTGACCCTGTTACAACAGCGGTCAATGTTAAAAACTCAGCAGGTAGTAATATATCAGGGGCCCGCGTTCTTCTGCGAGCCTCAGATGGCACAGGGCCATTGCCTTACCAAGATAGTGTTACAATAACCCAGTCAGCAGGTACAGCCACAGTAACCCACACAGCCCATGGGCTTGTTACCGGGAACTATGTTGTGATTACTGGGGCCTCCCCAGAGGAGTACAACAAGCAGGCGCAGATTACAGTAACAGGGGTAGACGCCTATACGTACTCTGTGGATAGTGGGTTAAGTTCCCCTGCCACGGGCACTCCGGTCAGCACTGGGGCTATTATTTCTGGCACAACCAATGCTAGTGGCAACATAACTGACTCCCGCACACTTGCTTCTGACCAGCCCGTAACAGGGTATGCAAGGAAGTCCACAAACACCCCATTCTATAAGTCAGGGCGGATTAGTGGTGTAGTGGATAATGTTAATGGTGTTTCTTTCAATATTATTTTAATAGTGGATGAGTAAAAATGACTATTTTTGGTTCAACACAGGAAGAAGAATTGCCTGATCCGGGCATGGTCATCGCCAAGAAAGTGCGCGATGCCACTGCTGATATGGCTGGGATGAGCGTGGAGCTTCAAATACAGAAGCAACAAATCAAGCACTTGAATGAGAAGGTTGCAACTTTAGGTAACCTATACCAGACAGTAATAGGTATGTATGAGACTTTGCAGAGGCAGCGCGCAGTTGAACTTAATGCACAAGTGGGGCATGGGCCCACAGCGTAATGGCCCTTACTCTCGACCCACTTAATAAACGCGTTACTGTGCCACAGTCTGACCTGACACTTGTATCAGGTACGTTGTATACAATGGACACAGAAACATATTTCCGGCAAAACCTTATGGCGCTAATGGCCAGTGAGGATTATATCTGGTGTAAAGACGCGTATACCCACAACACCACTATTACAATTGTTGGTGTAACCTATGCGCGTTTTATTGAGATGATTAATGGGTGCACTGTAGAATTTTCTCCTGATGCGCAGTGGACGGTACTATTGGAGGGGTCAAACAACAACATATTTGATGTGCAGGGGAGTGTCCTCGTGCAGAACCAAGTTCAGGTTATCCCAACGAACTCCGCTGGCTTGATAGTCGCGGGGGGCGGTGGTGGCCTTATCCAATCAATTAATGGGTTCCCATAAAATGGATGCTAAAGAGTTCTCAGAGTTAAATAAGTCCGTTGCCCGAATTGAAACTAAAGTAGATAGCCAACAAGCAATCCTGCATGGGCAAAGGCAGGAGATGGAGAAGATATCAGACGCCATTGTTACCATTGCTAGGCTGGATGAGCACCTGCTGCGTTTCAGGGAGGAAGACAGGGACGCGAAGCAGCGCTTATGGGCTGCGATGGAGGGGCATTCTACAAGGCTACGTGCTGTGGAGGAGACAACTGCAACGATTAAAGACACCCGGAACATAGCCATTGCTTTTATTATAGCTATGAGCGGTGGAGTGCTAGCCTTCTTAGCTTCTTTCTACAAAGACACCTAGGAGTATAACTTGAAAAATTTTACCCGCTCTGAATTCGCCTGTAAATGTGGCTGTGGGTTTGACACAGTTGATTACAAATTGGTTGAGTTTCTGGATGATATCCGGAACCACTTTGATGCCAAGATGACAGTAAATAGCGGCTGCCGATGCGAACCCCACAACACTGCTGAGGGTGGGAAAGCCCGGAGTTTACATTTAGTGGGCCGAGCAGGAGACGTTGTTGTTGAGGGCATACCCCCAGCAATCGTAGCGGCATTGGCAATTCAGATGCATGTGCCCGGGGTAGGGGAGTACGCTACGTTTACCCACCTTGACACAAGGAGCGGGGCTAAATGGCGGGGGTAATTACAGTTATACTTTTCCTCTGTTGGATGGTGGCCCTAGTTTGTGGCTGGCTGTTTGGGTCAGTGATGTTTGGCAGCCTGTTCATTCTTTCATTTTTAATCGCCTCTGCTGATGTCAAAACAAACCTTCCTTGATGTAGCTGAGGTAATAGACGCGTACAGGCTATTTCCCAGAATCTACCTGTCTGTGTTTCTATTCATTTTGTGGGACGTTCATATCTTTTTGAAGTTAAACCTCCCCCCGGAGTCTGCCCACCTGTATGGCAACATGGTGTGGGGCGCAGTGGGGGCTATGACTGGTTTCTATGTAGCAACGGGGCGTAAATGGCTTGGATAAAGAGGATGATAGGTGCGCGCTGGTTCCCATATGTAGCTATTGGGGCGGTGTCAATTGTGCTGACTGCGTTTGGGTGGGGCTACATAAAGGGGTCGCTCTCGACAGAGCTGCGTATGAAAGAGCAAATGAACAAAGCCCTAGCTGCCCAACTGAAGCGGGAACGAGAGACAGCCCGCAAGGATTTGGTAGCAGTAACAAATTCGATAAATAGAGTACAGGAGGTTAAACGCCGTGTTGCTGATATTGAGAGGCCCACTGACTTACCTTGCACTGATCTCGGTGCTGACTGGCTGCGGGCATTTAATGATGGAGTGCGAGCAGCCAACACCAATCCCGAGCCAATTAACTGAGGGGTTAGCACCACTGCAAGAGAGTCACACTTCAGATGTTCTCGAAGTCCTTGAGGTACACCTGTCGAATATGCAGCAATGTGGTGTATGCTATGCACGTTACCAGAGTTTAGTGGAGGCCATAGATGCAAGAGAAGAAGACTAAGCGACCTCCCTGTAAAAAATGTATGGAGCAGCGCGCAAAATATATACGCAAAGCCAAAAACCTTGCCCACCATTTCAAACGGGATAAGAAGTGAGCGATTTCAACTTTGAGTACAACCCACCTCCGATATTAGACCACTTCATGCAGTCGGATGCACTAGTGCGGGCGGTACGAGGGCCTGTTGGGTCTGCGAAGTCAACAGCAATGGCTATGGAGATGCTGCGCCGAGCTTGTCAGCAGGAGCCCGGGGCTGATGGCATACGCCGTAGCCGAGGGGTGATCATCCGGAATACCCTGCAACAACTGAAGACAACTTGTTTGGTGACAATACAGCAACTACTCCGTCCCATTGTTAGATTCAAAGTGTCTGACCAAACTATACAAGTGCGCTTTAATGATGTGGAAGCTGATTGGCTGTTACTGCCTCTGGATACTCCTGATAATATTGACCGTCTATTATCCTTGGAATTGACCTATGCATGGATATCAGAATTTAGGGAGATCAACCCTGAAATACTTGAGTCCCTGCTGGGGCGTTTAGGCCGTTTCCCATCAAAGGCAGTGGGGGGCCCCACTTGGCATGGTGTGATGATGGAGACCAACTCCTTCACGCAAGATTCCGGCTGGTATGAAAAGCTGGAATTGAGCCTGCCAAAGAACTATGATTACTTCATACAGCCCGGGGCATTTGACCCCAAAGCTGAGAACAGGGAGAACCTGCCTGATGGGTATTATGAAAATCTCATGGAGGCAAACACTGATGAATGGGTAGATCAGTACATACACAACTTGATTGGGCCAAGTCTCTCAGGGCAGGCTGTGTTCCGGAACTCGTTCGTCACCAACTTTCATGTGGCAGAAGGTCAACTGCTTCCTGTACCCGGGCACCCACTAATAGTAGGTATGGACTTCGCCAGACACCCCGCCGCCATTATTGGGCAAATAGATCACCGTGGCAGGTTGCTAATATTCAAGGAACTGGAACAGGAGAACTGTGGCGTTGAGCGGTTTGTCACGGAATTCCTATCTCCGGCACTCTCGGAGGCGCGGTTCGCGTCGAACCCCGTCTACATCGTCGGAGACCCCAGTGGTATTGCCAAATCCCAAATCGGGGAGGAATCCACATTCGGAGCAGTCAGGCGACTCGGGTACATTGCCTACCCAGCCAGCACCAACAACATCGACCCCAGACTGAGGGCGGTTGAGAAGTTCTTAATACAGTCCCGGGGCCCAGAGCCAGCATTTTTAATTGACCCTGAGGGTTGCCCCCTGCTCATACGAGCCCTACAGTATGAGTACAAATACAAGATTAAGAAGAATGGACAACTTGAGGACAAGCCCAACAAGATCAGACCATGGGCTGACCTGTGTGATGCGCTACAATACTTGTGCCTTGGCACAGCTCAGAACATCCGTGGCCGCATGATGCGCTCCCGGCGTTCTTTTGAGGAAACCCCACCTGCCTCTGTGGCAGGGTGGACTTAATACTAACATGTATGGTAAAAGACCCTTATGGCTGGTGGACTCCTAAACGTAGTAACCAATGCTGAGCTAGATGCACAAGAAGCTCACGAACTCGCTATCGCTGAAGAAGGTGCAGCGAAGTACAAACCTGCGGCTATTGATAGTTTGGCGCTGTATATCCGTGACAGGTTCCATGACTATCGCAAGATACGGGATACCCGGGGCATTGCGGTTCGTCTTATTGAGTCCTTGAGAGCATTCAATGGCCAGTACGCTGCTACCAAACTAGTTGAGATCCAAAAGTTTGGGGGGTCTGAGGTGTATGCTCGGATGACAGCGACTAAATGCCGGGGGGCAACAGCCATGCTCCGTGACATTTACCTAGGGGCAGAGCGCCCATGGTTCATGGATCATACCCCTGAGCCCAAAGTTCCCGGTGAAATTGAAAGTGCCATTATGCGTATGGTACAAATGGAAGTGCAGAACTTCTCAGAGTCAGGCCAAGAGCTAGAGCCTCAGCAGATTGAAGATCGCATGACCCAGCTCCGCAAGTCTGCTAAGCAGGCCGCGCTGAAGCAAGCCAAGAAAGAAGCCAAAGCCCATACCCGCCAAATTGATGACCTGCTAGTAGAGGGTGGGTTCTATGAAGCCTTGGGGGAGTTCCTGCTAGACCTCACAATATTTCCATATGCCTGCTTGAAGGGCCCTGTGGTTGAGATGGCCAATGTCGTGGAGTGGGAGGGCAACCAAGCCATAGCCAAGCAGAAGGCTAAGATGTTTTGGAAGCGGGTTAACCCCTTTGATTTGTATTGGGCAACGGGTGTAGCCAAGTTTGAGAATGCTGATGTTATTGAGCATATCAGGTTGAGCCCAGCAGAGCTTAACAACCTTCTCGGGGTTAAGGGGTATAATGATAAAGCCATCAAGAAAGCCCTTGAACAGTACGGGCAGGGGGGCTTAGCAGACTGGTTGGACTATACAAGTACAGAAGAAGCTCAACTAGAGCAACGGGAAGACCCCTACCACAACGAATCTAATATGATTGACACCCTGCTGTGGCACGGGAAGATTCAGGGCAAGCTGCTTAAGGAGTGGGACTTCCCCAAGGTTAAAGACCTTGAGCAGTACTACCATACTATTGCTTGGATCGTGGGGGATCAGGTTATCAAGGTGATGCTTGACCCGAATCCCCGCCAGCGCCACCCGTATTACCTCACCAGCTTTGAGAAGATACCCGGGGCTATCCTCGGCCATGGCATTCCTGAACTTGTTGGGGATGTTCAATCAGTTATGAACGCCACCCTCCGTGCACTTGTGAATAACTTATCCATATCAAGTGGGCCACAAGTTACCATCAACCTTGACCGAATTGCTGAGACAACTGACCCGACACAGTTGTACCCATGGAAACGATGGTACGTTGAAGATGACCCCTTGGGCCAGTCCAAGGAGCCACCAGTATCTTTTTGGCAACCCAACAGCAACGCGCAGGAACTCCTGTTTGTATTTCAGAATATGTCCAGCTTGGCTGATGAGGTGTCCACCATCCCCAAGTACATGACTGGCAGTGAGAAGGTGGGTGGCGCGGGCCGCACAGCCTCGGGCCTGTCCATGTTAATGGGTGCTACCTCTAAGGTACTTCAGTCAGTTGCTTCTAATGTTGACCGGGATGTTATTGGCCCTGCCTTGCATGACTTGCACAACTTGCTAATGCTCACAGACCCAAAAAGTGGGTATCGGGGTGATGAGAATGTGCGGGTACGTGGTGTTAACTTCACCATACAGAAAGAAACTGAGCGCGTGCGCAGCCTTGAGTTCTTGCAGATGACTGGCAACCCAATTGATATGGGCATTATCGGGCCAGATGGTAGGGCAGAAGTTTTACGCGAAGTAGCTGATGCATTGGGCATGGATCATGCTAGTATTGTACCTGATGCTGAGACATTGAAAGCACAGCAGGAAGCCGCCCAACGCCAGCAGATGATGCAGCCGGGAGGTGTTCCCCCTGATCAACAGCAGGGCCCGGGGTCAGCACAGCAGCCGGGAACAGGTGCAGGCAATGTTGATGACCAGATACAGGGTGTAGTGCCCACAGGTTGAGGAAGTAATATGAGCAAATTAAAGAAATTGGTGGGAACCCCCTGTAATGTTTCAGAGGGCTGCTATAACAACGGCGGGGCCTCGCGTCCTGCTACAGTGAATCTGGGCAAGTCAGGCTCTTGGCCAAAAGCAGACCGCCGCATTGTTGATGGTGTGAAGGTTAACAATAACCCGGGCCGCCATGGCTCACTTTTAGACTGAGGCTAGTTATGTTTGAGACATACCCTAAGGGTGGCAAGACCACCCACAAGAAAGTGGACAAGGAAACTATGGAGTCCGGGTGGGGCGGCAACCCCTCTGCTACTAAGTATCCGCAGGGTGCTAGGCATGGGGCTGCTTCTGGCTACAAGAATAAGCAGCGTTCCGCTACCTTTGCCAAGGCCGGGGGCAGTGCCCAAGTGTCTGTTACCTACCCCCAGAAGGGTGGCAAGAATGGTGTAAACTTTAACACCAACATGGGGTAAATTATGGCGAACAAAGCACCCAGCAAGTTTAAGAAGGATGCGGTGAAGAACGAGCGCGTACCATTCTATCGTGAAAATACGATGGATAATGAGGCGTTCAACATTTACACCAAGCCCGGGGCGAAGACTTACCGTGAGGATGGTGACAAGGGTTCATTCCCTACCAGTGAATTCCGGAGTCGGCGGCCTTGAAACAAGCGGAGAGACTGGCAGAGTTAGTCCTCCGCTTGCGTATTAATACCGACTTCCAAGAGTTTTGGAGGATCGTTGTAGACCGGCGCGATGCGCTGGTGCAGGATGCTATACATAATACAGAAGGCAACCCCGCCGAGAAACGGGGAGCCGCTCGGGAGTTAGACAGCTTTGTGAAGCTAGTCGAAAACTCTCCTGATAAAGCAAAAAAACTTAAATCCCTGAGGTAATAACATGGCGGTTCCAAAGCAAGTTAAAAAGCAAGTTGAAGAAGCAGAAGCACTCGCTGCTGAGTTGGGCCTTGTGCCAGCCACGCCTGCTGAGGCTGATGTTGTAGAATTAGCACCCACCGCAGACCCTGTTGCTGAAGACCCACCTGCCGAGCCTGTTGCTGAAGACCCACCTGCCGAGCCTGTTGCTGAAGACCCACCTGCTGAGCCCGACCCTACACCAGACCAAGTTGCCGAGCAAAAGTTCAAGACTTTGCAGGGCAAGTACAACGCTGAAACTCAAGCCTTGAATGAACAACTGTCTGTCATGCGCAGCCAGATTGAAACACAGAACACCGTGCTAGCTGCTATGCAGCAAGCCCCAGCCGCAGACCCAGAGCCTGCACCTGCTGAGGTCACTAGTGTTATCTCTGAAGCAGAGGTAAGTGACTATGGTGAGGACTTGTTAGACCTCATTGGCCGCAAGGCATTGTTGTCTTTGAATCCCGCTTTGGAACAAATTGGTCAGCGCCTCCAAGCCCTAGAACAGGGCCTTGGTGGTGTGCAGCAGAAAGCTGTTCTCTCTGATAGAGAAAAAGTGTATGCTGCTCTTAACGAGTCAGTGCCTTCATGGAAGGAACTGAACAAGAGT